AGGGTTAGCGTCGGGGTTATCAGCACGCCATCCATTGTGGCCACTGCCCACTGCCACTGGCCCTGCGTGACAAGGGGGCCTACGGCTATCTCGCTGGCGTTCGCCGTGTCGTCGTACAGTTCCAGGTCGAGCTTGCTCGTTGCGTCGATCCAGAACCTGAACTCACGGTCGGTGCCAGCCACATCGTACTTGGCCAGCATGGTGTTGTTGACGATGGCGTTGGGCTGCATCCACACGCCTACGCTGAAGGGGGCAGAGCCGAAGCTGTAGTCAGCGTGGTCGATGCCCGCCAGGTGGTGGTCACCAGTCGGGTGGAAGTGGTAGGAGTAGGGTGGCGTCCAGGCTAGGCCCAGCGGTGCGGGCGAGAAGTCGTCATCCAGGTCTTCGGGTGCACCAGCAGTCTCTGAGGGGATGAGGTCGCCCACGCCGATGCCCGTTACGAGTGGCCCGTACATCTCCATGAAGGGCCAGAATGAGCGCTTGGTGGTGCCCAGGATAGTCAGGATGTCGTTGATCCTTGCGTTAAACTGCGGGTTGTAAACTGTCATCTCTCATCACCTCTACGGGATGTCCTCGTAGACAACGAGGTAGAATAGGCCCGTGGTGTCCTGTGCGTGTGCCTCGACGTTCATGGCCCCCGCCCCGCAGCTGAAATCATCGTTGCGATACTGGCCCATGACGTAAGTGGCACTAAGCATGCAGACGGCCACAACCCTATCTGTCGCGGTCATCGCCGCGATGGTGATGGTGTCGTCCATTGTTTCATCTTGGCCTGCGACGATCACGCACTTGAGGATCTCGGCAGGGTAGATCGTTAGTTGTCCCATATCTTCACCTCACTAGTGGGCGGGGAGTAGGACGCGCCATTACATTTCCGAGATGACGGTCTCCCACTCCCCATCCACCTTTGTAGACTACGCGTTAGGGTTTCTCAGGTTGCTAGGCTTGCGCTGTACGAGCAGACCCGTGCGGACTGCGAGACACGCAACCAACTGAGCGTTGGCAACGTCCGCGATGGTCAGAAATGCCCAGTAGTAGCCACCAGCGAAGTCCAGGTCAGCAGCCTCGATGTGGAAGACCATCAGCGCTTCGAACTCGTCCGTGTTTGCGCTCGGCACGGTGATCTCACTGGCTGCGGTCTGGGTCACTTCACCCCACGTCTCGTCGCCGTCCAGGGTCGCCTCTTCCTTGTAGAAGTAGTGGGCGATGACGTCCAAGTCCTTAGCCGTGCCACCGGTTGCGGCGTTGGCCTGCTGGATGTCAATCACAGGAGGCTGGGCGTTGGTGCCTACACCCTTGTAGACCACTAGGTCAACGCTCTCGCAGTCCTTGAGGGACACGCGAGTGCCGACCGTGGGGCCGCCAGTCATGTCAACAGGCGTGATGCACGGTACCAGGTCGTAATCCATTCCTAGTCGTTCCATGTTCTTTTCCTCTTTCCCGCCCACCAAGGGGTGTGAATGCCTCGATGAGCCTAGACTAGGGGTGGGGTGTTAATGCCAACCCCTAGTCGGATTCTATTCAGTTGTTCTACGCTGCGAGCGTAACGAACGGGCTCAAGGTCGCTCCGCCGTTGACAGGAGTGATGGCGGACTGTATCCAGCCGCGACCGTCCACGCGCTCGATGACCTTGTAGACCGTCTCATCTTCCAGGAAGTGGATGTCCTGCGAGGATGCAGCCGTCATGGTCTGGCGGTCACCCAAGAGGTAGTACCCGAAGTCCAGGAAGGAGATCTGTCCCTGGCAACCCAGGGCCGGGACCTTCTCGGTAAAGATAACCGGGCGTCCCAGGATGCTCACCGGCGGTCCAACGACTCCGTTGTTCAGCCAGATCGCGCTTCCACCGGCACCGATGGCGAGAGCCATCTTAGCCAGCTCGGGGAACGTGTCGATGCTCGCCACCCACACTCCACGACCAAGGCTGGCCGGAAGCAGGCGACTGTACATGTTCACGATGTTCTGCCACACGATGGTACCGGCAACCTGAGTTGCTTCCTTCGGGACCACGATGAGAGCAGGACTCTGGAGGATTCCCTGCGGTTCACCAGCGCCCATACCATTGAGGAACGCTAGATCCTCGGTGAAGGCCATGGCTTCCGGGAGCAGGGAGTTGATGAAGGCAGCGAAGGAGACGATGCTGTCCTGAAGTAGCTCGTTCGGAACCACGCAGCCAGCGGTCAACTTCTTGGCCTCCAGCACAACGCGACCGAACCTGGCGTTGTTGAGCTGGATGACGCCCGACTCTGGCGTCCAGTAGCAGACGATTCCGCCGTAGACAGAACCGACATTGGAAGTGGAGTCGATGCAGGGGAACGGAACTCGTAGCGAGTCCATGGGGATGACCCGGGCACGAGGACGGACAATCGAAGTCTCAAGGCTTACGCGCAGGATCTCTGCTCGCAGGGTCTCGGGAACGAGGAATCCGCCAGCGTCCGGGACGCTCTCGCTGTACGCCTGTAGCTCAACGAGGCGCGGGTCAGGATGAGTGACCATGCTCTTGTGCCAGATGGCCTTCAGGTAGTCACCGGTGCCGTCGAACAGAGAGTCGATCTTGGCGCCGACCGCCTTCGGGTTGTATGCGGCACAGGGTGCAAGTGGACTGTTGGGCGTCATGTTGGGACGCTTTACGCCGGAGTCCTTCAGCCATTCGGTAAGGGTGGCCTTGGTCTCTTCAGCGATCTGCTTGCTGATATCTCCGACCTTGAGTGAAGCCTTGGCGTAGGCGTGTACAAAAGCCGTGAAGGTCTCGGGGTCTGCGGTGACCTCCTTCAGCTTTGCCTCGTCGCTCAGCACTTCCTCAAGCTCTTCCGCCGTCTGCGGAACTACGAACTTGGGCTTGCTCATGACAGTACCTCCGTCAAAGCGATGCTAGCAGACCGTCGAATGTCTGCGGCTATTTCTGACATGGGCCGCTCGACAGCAGCCTTCTTTTCTGTATCCTCAGGATGACTCTTCGTCCAGTGGCGTTCACAAGATTCCTTATTCATGCGCGGGTCTGCCACGCAGCGCCTCATGAAGTCTTCTTTGTCCTCGCCCTCGTTAGGGTAGGGATCACGAGGCAGGGGCGCATTGTGATACTTGCTTAGGTCAAAGGAATTCGTGACCGTTGCGCGTGCACCCACCTCATCTGCTAGACCCGCCGCCACCGCCTGGTCCTCTGTGTACCAGGTCTCGGCGCGCATCCTGTTGCGCCAGGTAACCGTCTTGCTGCCGGGAACTCGCTCTTGATAGATGCCGGCGATCTGATTACTCACTACATCCAGGCGATCGGCCATGACCTGCATGGCTTCTGCATCACCCATCGCTACGCCGTGAGCATCGTGAATCATCATGCTCGAGTGCCGGGCCATGATGATCTTGTCTCCTGCCATTGCGATGACCGAAGCAATCGAGGCAGCCAGGGCATCCACGTGAACGATCACGTTGGCCGGATGATCCCTGAGAGCACCGTAGATAGCGATGCCGTCGAAGACATCCCCGCCCGGACTGTTGAGGTGAAGGTTAATGGTGCTCGCCGTCACGCCGCGTAGGTCAGTGATGAACGCATCTGCCGTGATGCCGCCAAATCCGATCTCGTTGTAGACGAATACGTCAGCGGTCTCGTCGGCTAGATTTTCGATTCTGAACCAAGAAGGTCTATCCATGCTAGTCTTATTTTATCACGTACTTGCGGCTCGTGTTGGATTCACGCGCGGGACAGCCCGAGATGATGTCTACCAGCTGTTCCGTGGCCGCGGTATTCTTGTCGAGCACCGCCGTCAGGTGAGTCAAGTGATTGGACACGAGCGTGTTGGCCATCTCCATGACACGCCGCACAACGAGATAAGCGCCGACGCCGAACGCCAGCAAGATGCCGACGCAGCCGCCCTGAATGATGACTTGAACCATGTTGGGATCGATCATCTGTGGAAGTACCTCACATTACACTCACAATTGGGATGACAAGGAATGGTGTCATCGCCGCTCGAGAACTGATCATCGATGCCGATATCCCCATCATCTGCATTGCCCTGACAGTCATCACAGGCGCTAACTCCCTGGGTTACCCACCGTTTTCCGTCACGCCCGCTGTTAGCAGCGGCATCACGACTGCCTTGACCATGAGCCATTGCCGTCTCTGTCCGAGCAACCAGCGAGGCGCGTGTCTTATCAAAGACAGGATCTACGCGTAGCAGTTTCTTGAGTTGCCCTAGACTCTGGCCCTGCTCAATGGCATCACCGACGAGCATCTTAACGCGATCACGAGTAGTCGCCGCTAAACTACGACTGCCGTCCAACTTGAGCAGTTCGCCAGCCTCTTCTCTGGCCCAGATAACGGCAAGACGATGTGCCTCACCGATAGGCATCGTAGGATCAACGAGGATAGCCGCTCGCTCAAAGCCCGCAGACAGCGCGTCCATGAACTCCTCGCTGTAGAGCATCATCCAGTCGTCATACCTAGGAATCAAGGTCGCCCTCATCTAGCGCCTCTAGGGTCTTGGTGAGTTCGGTCTTCAGGATGTCTTCTACCGTTCGCTGAACCAGGCGCTCGCTTGCCTTGCGCGGATTGACCTTGGCTATTGCCATCGGACCCGCGGGTTTCTTGGGCGGTCCTGCAACCGCAATGGCAGGCAATCCTAGCTTATCTAGCACGTCGACCTGATCAAAGCCAGCGTCTATCAGAGTCTTGGCCGCTAGTACCATCGCTGCGAACTCGGTAGTCTGCTGTACCTTGTCCTCAGGTGTCGGGTCAACGAAGTCAAACTCGAGACCCGCGCCGCTGGTACCGTACAGAGGAAGGAGTTTCTCGTTGAGCGCTCGGCGGATCCTCTTCAGGCGCGGAGTGATGAGCCAGCGAGCGAAGACTACCTCGGCAGCCTCTGCGTTGGCCCGGTTCACGTCGGTAGTGATGCCCAGCATTGACTTGGGAAAGCCGAATGCCGTCCGGATGACTTCCTGGTTAACCTCTCTCAGCTGAGCAAACTGCATGTCGCGCTGAGAGAACTTCCTGTCGACCCAGGTGCCGTGCTCGAGGATAGCCACGCGATGAGCGTTGGCGACGCCTTGGTGTTGTTCCTGCCATCTCTCGCGCATCTCTTCGAACTCGGCGTCGGTCAGGTGTCTGTCTACCTGGATGATCCCGCCCGGTTCAGCGCTATTCCTGAAGAAGTTGCTGTTCCACATCGCGCTATAGCGTTCGCTGTCGATGTCAACGAGAATGGACTGCACAGGACCCAGACCACGGTAGGGATCCAACGGGTTGGGGCGCTTGAGTTGAATAACCTCTTCGATGTCCCACGGCATGGGATCTTGCCCGGGCAGCGTGTAGACCCATCCCTTGATGAACTCAACGGGGTCGGGTACCGGCACCACCCTATCAGGTCTGATCGGCCACAGTTCTAGAGGAGGACCGAGGCCCGCGGTTGAACGTCCGATGTACCAGATGCTCTCGCCGACCAGCTCGAGATGCTGTTGGAACGTTGTCACGAACTCATTGCGATCGTAGAAGGGATTCGGTCGATGCCACAGATCAATGGCCGGATGCGCGAAGATCTCGACTCGCTCTTGTCCCGGCTTAGCGCTGCGATATAGGTGCCACTCTGCTCCTGCCACCGCCTCGGTGACCTTGTCGATGATCGCGAAAATCGTCCCCACGCTGCCGTAGGTTCGCATCAGGGTCTCGCTGTTGGAGCTGGCCCCTAGAAGCCCGCCGATAACACGCACGCCCTTACCCACGTAGGCAGGACCGGTGTTCTTGATGACCCGTTTAAGGAAGCTATCCACGTGTCTATCCTATCACAGTTTTCCGCTTAGGTGCTGAGCGCCCAGCCCGCTAGAAGGCATCCAGCGGCCGCCACGGTCAACGCAGGTGGCACCCCGAAGGCAAGCCACGCGGCTAACACCAGCAGGGCAAATCCAGCCGCGTCACATAGACGTGGGGCGTATTCTGCCTTGAACTTAGCCAGTAGTTTCTTGAGCATGTTTCCTCCTCTGTTTACACGGGTTGCTTCTGGGACGTGAAAGGATCCCGTTCCTTATGTTTACAAGTAGCGCAATCTAGGCGCCCCGCCAGCCCGAAAGTGGTGATTTGCCAGGGCAAGACTGCACACGCAGTCATCGTTCAGTCCCTCTGGAGCCGAATATCTCACGCCCGTACGCGTGTATTCATATTCAAATGCTTCGAGCTCGTTGACTATCGGCCCGTCGGGGAAGTGAATCAGTCCGCGCTGAATGCTCAGAGCGAGTCCCTCCATGAGAACCTGCTTGCTCTGAGCGGTGAAGTTGTAACCTTCCCATGACCCGGGTCCTTGCTGAAGCGCCTCAACAATGGCGTCTCCTACCCCGGTGGAATCGATCAAGGCAGATACGGTGCCGGTCAGCCACTGAATGCGTGCTACCTGTAGATTCCAGGGCGCTTGGAATCGGTCGAATCCGCAGACTGTTCTGCCCTCATTCAGGCCCGTGCCCACTGTCCAATCAGCGCCTGTCTTCTTGCCGCGCGCCAGGTCCCAGCCCCATGCAACGGCAGGACCAACACCTATCGGCGCCACGCAGTCTGCAATGGCCTTGATGCCGAAGGGATTACTGCCGTCTTCTGTAGCTTCTGCGAGATACAATTCCTTGAACACATCAGGAGGCAGCGCGTTTCTGGCGTCCTCTACCTCTTCGGCGCTCAGGATACCGCCCTCCACCGCGTCCTTGCTGGTCAACTTGGCGTAGTGACTGTTGGGCAGGTCCCTGGCTTCTGCCATGCGTGCCAGCCGGTAACACCAGTTGTGCCTTCCCTTGACGTTACCGATGATGCGCACGGGACCCTCGGTAGCTGTAAGCGTGCTTCTAACCGCGTGCCAGGCTTCCTCTCGCATCCTGGTTGCTTCGTCCATGACACAGGCAGATACATCTTCACCGTAGAGGTTATCTGGTTTCTCGCCCGACTTAAAGAAGATGATGCTGCCGTTGACCAACGTGATCGTCAGTTCGCTCTCGTTCGCCGAGTAGATGTCCGCCGGCAGCGCTCGCTTGATGCGCCTGAAGGCGATCTTGGCCTGGGCGTAGGTAGGAGCGATCCACCAACAAATACACGTCTTCTTGAATGCCTGCTCCAGCAACCATACAATACACCCGGCTGTCTTCCCGCTCTTGGTGCTAGCCTCTATGACAGCATAGCGCTCGGGAGCGAAGATAGCCGCCTCCTGCTTCTCGTAGAGCCAGGGACGATTATACGTCAGGGTTGGCGTAGTCGTCCTCCTCTACTTCATCCCGGGGGTGACCCAGTATAATCGTGAACGCATCTGTCAGCACAGCCAGAGAAGCTGGATCCTCAGACCACTTGATGAGCAGTTCCATTGCCCGGACATTTCCCTCTAGCGCCAACGCGAGAGCAACATCAAGGACGGCTTTCTTCTTTGACGGAGCCATCTCTCGAAGTAACTGACGGAAGGACTTGCCCTTGGGTCTACCCGCCGGGTTCCCTGATTTGCCTTTGTGAAACGGCATTGCTTTCCTACCTACTTATCAATCTCGACGTAGCCCCGGCGCGCAGCAGGATCCATAATGCCATAAATGCAATTGGTCATAACCGTCATCGCAGACACCTGCTGTTATCACTGGTACTGAAGACAGGACTTCCCTGTCCTAGCCGCGCCAGTTTGCGCAGCAGGCAATGCAGACTCATGTGATCTCCGGTCTCCATGAGTTGAAGGTTCTCGGGATCATCGTTGAGCGTGTTGAGATCAACGTGATGGATCTTGTACTGGCCCTTCTTTCGACCTAGTCCCGGTGCCGGAACAGATCCGTGAACATTCATCCAGTTAATGTGGGCCAGCGGGACCTGCTGTCCGTTGATACGGATCCGAACTCGCCTGCCACGAATGCTAACCGTTCCCTCGCGAGACCGTGAATACTTCTCCCAGCGTCTGGCCGCCGCTTCTCGCAGATGAAGGCGACCCTCTTCTGTTCGTTCATACACGCCTCTAGGCATGCTTCCCCTCTTCGGTTCGAGGTTCGTACACCTCATAGACCTCGCCCAGCTTGTACAAGATGTAGGTCCCCGTTCCATAGAACGCACATACACGCCATCTTCCAGGCCCCATGGAGCTGATCCCGAGATAAGATTTCGAGCCGTCCGGGAGGATATGCCGCTGACCTTCGCGATCAGCCAGCTCAGGTGGACAGTTCTTGAGAATGATCTTCTTGCTCACAGGTCTACCTCCATTGACCGCCGGCGTGTACTGAGTTTTGTCTATCATCTATATTCGCCCTTCGTCTTTCCCATATCTATGGTAAACAATCTCGAGTTCTTATGTGCAAAACCCTAGATATACAAAAGCGCAATGACAAAAATAGTTCAAAAATTGTTGTACTTTTTGGCACAATGTTCTTATGTGTTTGTCATCTTCCGGCGAGATGAGTCACTTAGACTATACCCGGGTTAGACAGGCAGGCAGCGGAACGCTAACTTCTAGACGAGCTCCACGTTGTAGCCGAGAGACTCGAGCCAGGTTACCAGATGGTCTTCTACTTCGACCAAAGCGTCCAAGAGGGAGCCCTCCACGGAGTTATTGATGCTAGTGCCAAAGGCGTCGGGCACGTATTCGCGGACGCAGCAGACGACTTGATTGCCATCAGGAACCAGGTCATGACGTCGGAGTTCCTCGAAAGAAAAAGCCTCGTCGTTTGGACGCTGGAACGTGAGAAGACGTGAGGCGGGATTATTGTGGGGTCCGAGACGCACGTAGATTGTGATGGTCCCGTCGGAACCCGCCGGACGAACAGGAGTGTTTGCTTCTAGAACGTCGGCGAGGGCCGTTCGCTCCCACTTCATGTGTTCGGGCACCCATTGCCATCCACATGCCTTGACCGCGGCAGACAGACGCTTGAAACGTCCCTCCATAGTCTCACGACAAGCCGGGGGTAGAAAGTTTTGTAGGGTGCCGATACGGCCGTCGGAACTGGCCTCTAGGGTCTTGATGACGTGCACCACAATGGGTGCGAGGTCGAGATTAGACTCTCGTGGACGATTTCTGTATGTCATTTCCTTCCTTCCTTCCTAATTAGTCCGCTGCCTTCCTGTCTTCCTATACTACTGTACCCAGGGTGAAAACTGCTGGTTCAGCGACGTTGCCAGGCTTTTACACATCCAGCGCTGATAGCTGCACGATGCTGAGGTGATAACATCCTACTTCGCTGTTTCCAGGCCTTCACACACGCAGCACTGATGGCCGCGCGCACCTCTGGTCGCTTGGCAGGATTGTTCTCGCCAGGGATGCCCACGCCGTTTGAATGGGCATGGTTAGGGTCTTGCCAATAATCTCGCATGACGGCACTGATGATGGCGCGATGTTCGAGCGAGACCACATGACCGGCGCCGTAGGCATTGCCCCGCTGGTTAACGTGTCTGTGACCGGCCTTGATGCTGGCCGACACGTCAGGTCGACACTTACCACACCATCCGTAAACGCCACAAATATGCTTCTTGTGTTTGCCCATCTCGTAGATACTATACCCGCTTCCGAATCTAGCAAAAATATTGTTGACAATTTTAACCGAAATTGATGTAACAAACACGGTCCTCAGGCGTTCTATATATAGGAAGGGAATACAGAGGAAGAAACAGAGGGGAGGTGAGACAGATGGCAAAGTCCAAGAAGATCATCGACACCACTCCAGTCGCATGGAGCAAGGAAGACGCTGCGATGCTTCAGGCACTCGTGGGTGACAAGGTGTCGAAGGCCCGGGTCATGGCCCTGGCAACGACGCTCGACACGAGTCCCGGGGCCGTGCGGAACCTGCTCGCGGCAGCGCACGCCTACAAGCGTGACGGTGTCACTCCCACAGCGCACCCGACACAGGGATTGCGGATCCACTCCTCACTCGCTGACAAGACCCGCACCCTCATCGCCAACGCTGGTAAGTCCGAGTCAAAGCCGGTCAAGCGGAGCCACAAGAAGGCAGCCGCAGAGCCGGTTGCCGAGCCCATCGCCGAGGTCCCGAGCGAGCCCGAGACAGGACTCGAGGGGCACGTTCTCGGCACAGGTTTGGAAGGAACCTGCTAAGCCGAAACGCCCTGCCGTCAGGTGGGGCATCTGACGAAGGATGAGGCACGAGCGGCGGAAAAGGAACTGCTTGAATGACACGCTACGTCGTTCTACATAACTACCCGACGTGTTAATCCAGCGCCTACTTCCAGATGTTGACCACAGGAAAAGCGGTATATCTGGAAGCTGTACTGTCTCTAGATACGGATTGCACGATTGACAGAAAAGCCTCGCTATGGCGTGCCTAGGAATCTGATCACGGGGATCAAGGCAGCACGTGCGATCTGTGGGGCTTACGGGCACACACCTCGAAACCTAACCAAAGGAATCGTGTTCCAGGTTACAACTGTGTAGGCATCCACATCTATCGTGGCCGGTGCCGCTCCGCCGACAATTGTTAATTGGCCCGACAGATCAGGTTCACCAGCGTAGTGGACACAGAAGGTGCCATCACATGTAGGGCGACTTGTCCACTTGTTGGACGTGTCGTAGACGGCCTGACAGTGAAAGAGGATGTAGTTGCCCTTTAGGAGGGTCACTGGAGACGCTAGAGTAATCGTTCTGACACCTGTGGCGGCCCCGCATACGTCCACAGGTCCATCGAAGTACTTGGTCTGCCCATCCTCAGAGTAGAGGGCAAACCTGATGGCGCTCGTTGCACCCCCGCCAGCAGCGCTAATGTTATACTGGATGGCCTCAAGGACAATCGGCTTAGGCACAAAGACTACACCCAGGTGGGCTACGGTGACTGCATTCAGAGACTGACTGTTTACGCCAACAACAGGTGTTACGGGCAAGGGATACACAGAATACACGTTAGGGTCACAGAGGCTATGCAGATAGAGGAAGTTATCACGGATTTGCTCGTTCAATCCGCCTACACCATCTGCGGTAATGACTTCACCGCTTGTCCATGTCCTGGGTGCTGTCCAACCCATTATGCTGCTCCTATCAATCTGACTTCAGGGATAAGCGCACCAGCGACAGACGTGAAGGCGTCGATGTCAATTGTGGCGGGGGCTGCACCTAGCCCACCTGCGATGGTAAGCGTTCCGCTCAAATCTGGCTCATTTGCAACGTGGGGGTTGAAGGTTACGTCATAAGTAAAGCGGATGACAGACTTGGCACTGGTGCTGTAGACCGAGTGACCTATCCAAACGATGTAGTTGCCAGGGGTTAGCACGGTATCCGGTACAACATCAACTGTACGGATGCTGGCCGCACAAGCTCCACATGCGTCTACCACATCTATCACCTTTGTTGCCCCGTCCTCAGTGTAGATGGCAATGCGAATGGCTGTTGTGGCACCTCCCCCAGCGCTGACATAGTATTGGAGACTCTTGACCGTGATTGAGAGGGGCACTGTAATGACCCCCAGGTGGGCCAGGTCATCATTTGCGGGAAGCGCAATACTTGCAGATGCTGCCGTAAGAGGCTCGACCGGTAGCGGAATCATTGACACCGCGTGGACTCCACTTGAGAACATTGCTAGTTCATTGTCGCGTATCTGTTCGTCAAGCATAGCCTTGGTGATTACCTCACCAGCTACCCATGTTCTTGGTGCTGTCCAGCCCATCGTCTTTTCTCCCTCTAGTATTCCAATCTGGTAGTTGGGTAAAGCAGGTGAGCGTTGTCACGCTCTAATGGGCTATAGTCAAGGACCCAGTAGGAGCCTTCACCGGAGCATGATACCAGATCGTAGGTCACGATGTGTCGAGTCTTTCCCGTGTCGATTGCGTGATGAATGTTCTCGACGTAGAAGTCTTCGTGGATGCCCAGACCGCTTACCCCATCCGCTTCGATGGTGACTCGGTCTCCAACGAACCCAGTCAACGCTTGGTGCATCTGGGCTTCATTTTTGCTAGCAACGAAGGTCATTCGCAACCTGCTATGAGGATCCTTGTAGCGGCTTACGATGTAGTCACAAAAGTTCTGAGCAGCGCCAGTATCCGACAACCATTTGGGCGTCAGTGGGTAAGCTCGCAAGCCGTAGGTAGCGACGGATGTCGCGTCCTCTGCAAAAACAAGCATGGGAGCCGCTTTCAAGTAAGGAATCCCTCGCGCCTTAATGATGTACACCAGGATGTATCCGCTAAGGTGTGTATTCTGGACTGAGAAGGTCATTTCATTGGCGCTTTTCACAACATCGGCTACCACCAGATAGGCATCCGTACCCGCTCCCCCGGTACTACCGATATCCGTTCCCACGACTGGGGTTGTCCACGGATTGACGTACGCTGCCGCATCGCCGCCGTACTTGGAAGTAGGATACTTGGCGGTAAGGAAGCGCTTTTCCTTGGGGGCGAGATAGATTGTCTCACCCGGTACCCACAGATCCGTAAGTATCCCGGTGGTGGTGTCCACCCCCTTGACGGTGATTTGCACACTGTTGTAGATTCCGTTAAGCGGGTCAAGTTGCTCTAACCCAAGGATGGACAATCCTCCGCCGGGGGCGTCCGAGAATGTTGCCTGTGACACCAACGAGCGGGTGCTTGTCAGACGGTGCCATCGGTCGGTGTAGCTGTAAAGAAAACCGTTGATCACATAGTTACGCTGCTGGCCATTCACCAGCCATCCCCCAAGAACTGGTCGCTCGTAGAGCAAACCGGGCTCGCAGTCCTCCATCTGGCGACACAATTCCAGACCATCCACGTCGTTCGCCGAGTAGAAGAGACCCGTCATCGTTTTCCCCGCGTCCCATTCTCCACCACCGAATCCGATGCCGATGTCAAGCGCGGTCATAATGTCCTGTATCCAAGCCCCAGTCAGAGCAGCCGCCGCAGGTAGATCAAGATTCTTAGCTACATTGAGACGGGAAAGCGGTCCTAGACATTTGAGGAGGACGGTGTGCGATGCTCCTACTACTGGAGCACTTGGCAAGATTATACTGACGACGCCGGACCAAAGTCCGTAGTAAATTTTCGTGTTCAAGCCAGCCTCGGAGAAAGTCGTACCACCAGATTGCGTGAGGTGTATACTGCCTGCTGGAACGACTGAATAACGCGTGCCTGAGACTTCGTCCATCTGCCACCACTGGGTGTGAATCTGATTTCCGGCGGCATCATAGAGAAGGAACTCGCCATCTGTTTCGCTCACACCTAGCTCAGTAAAATGCCGCCCGTACCCTACGTTGTAGAGCCATGTGAGTTGCGCTGCTGTCAAGTTGGTACCGGTGGGCTTCCAGATAGCAAGCGGACCGACATCACCACCGAACCAGTAACTAGTGCCAGCGCTGATGTGGCGTCCAACTTGAAAGTCTCCAGTGTTATCGCGGATTCCAGTGATCGCTGTCGTATTATGCGCCCCGGCGTTAACTGAAATGCCTATCACGTTCCCCGTAGGGTCGTGATACATGTGCACCATGCACCAGGTACCCGCTGGAACGTTGCCAAAGGTAGTGGCCGTGGCGTCCGCAGTAGCGGTATTTGCTAGATTGCGTGCCCGAAAGACGAATTTGCTGCCACTCACGAGGAGCGCGTATTCAAAGTTCGGACCGGTAATGACATCGACCCCCTTGAAAATGATGCCCTGAGCATCGGCAGGAGTTCCAACTTTGACCCACGCCACCACGTCCCAGTAGATGTCTCCTACGGACAGAGTTGTGTCATCCGTGTGCATCAGGTAGCGGTGATTGGCCGCTACGAACTTGGCGGCCAGGCTCGATTCACACAAACCCGCTGAGAGAGCGACCGGGCGGTTTGTTTTCAGGTAGCCGGAGAGGGGGGATCCTGCGTAATCCGGACTATACTTCCTGTCGTCGTTTCGTAGGAGGGCGTTCAGTTGCCCAGGTTGCCACCGCCCAACCGCGGAATCAAAATCTCTCCCGCACATCGCCTCGACGGACATAACGTCACCCGTCAGGTTATCGTTGGGGTCGAAGAGATACTTCGCCGTGAGTGTGTCGCGCCAGGCGACTTCTAGCAAGTAGTCAATATTCACGGTTACACCGCTATCTGACCTCGAAACTTGCCGTGCCGCAGGGCGTCCGCCATTACGCGCTCAAGGTCGCGTTCGCTGAGAATTGATCCCATGACGTGCATGTGAATCTCATTGATGTAGGTGCCCCCGCCGATACCGACGCCCTGTCCCAGCGGAATGACGGCCTCCTTGCCGTGTTCACCTAGCAGAGCCAATGTAGGCCGCGTCACGATGCCTCCCGCTGCCATACCAGAGACGCCGAGGTCTCCTGCAAGGCTGCCTACACCAGAGAGTATCTTCCCGCCAAGGTCTCCCAATGGCCCTAGCAAGTCCTTGATGGCTTCCACAAGCCCCTTCAGTCCTTCAATGATTCCATTCTTGATGGCTTCCCCGATACCCGTGGCTGCCTCAAAGATGCCACGAACAACACCCCAGATTCGCCCCGGCAGTCCAGTAAAGAAGCCCACGATGTCATCCACGCGGTCAGATACGAAGTTCTTGGTAGCGGTCATAGCATCCTGTAGAGCCGTTCGCACACCGAATCCGTCAGTCGCCAGGGCTACAATGGGGGCAAACGGGCCACTCAGGATGACGGCTATCTCAGGCCAGTGTTCCTTGAGGAAGTCCAGGACAGCAGTGAAGGCACCCGTAATCTTGTCCTTGAAGTCACCCATCTTGTCCTTGACCGCATCCCAGGGAACGAAGCCCTTGAGCATCCCTAGAATCTCATCTATGAAGCCGAGCTTAATGAAGGCCACGATAGACTTCAGAATATCCTCGGCCAGCTTCTTGATATCGCCCAGCGCAGCCCCCCAGTTGCCGCTGAACACGTCCTTAAAGAACTGGATAATGTCCTTGCCCACCTGGACGATGGCCTGAAAGTAGGGGATGATATCCTCAATGGCGTCCTTGGCCACCTTCATTGTAGCCACTATCGCAGGGCCATACGTCTCAGACAGGTCCTTGATGACGGGGATGACCTCTACCTTAATCCAGTCAGAGAAGCGCATGAAGGCCGGGATGAGGTCGGTAGCTACGAAGTCAGCCAGCTTAGCTATAATGGGAAGGAGTGCTGTCCCAATTTGTTCCTTCGCTTCCCCCATCTGGATTTTGGCCTTCTCCATTTGCCCAGCCGTAGAGTTGGCATAGGTCTCAGCTTGCCCAGCGAACTTCCCCTGCAAGGCAGCGAACGCTTCAGCCTCTGTAGCGCCCTCTTCCAGGGTGATGCCCATCTTCTTGAAGACGTTGACATTCTCCTCGGTCACCTTGCCGAGCAGTTTGGAGGCCTGTTCAAGAGGGATGCCCGCGCCGCGGGCAACGTCTTCGGCCAGGGCGAGACGCCTCATAGCCTCATCTGCATCGCCCGTCTGGGCCATCAAAAGAGACAGGGATGCCCGCGCATCGTCATCAGAGAAGGCAAGCTTCTGGGCCGCAGTGACTACACCCTCCACCTTGGGGCCATACACAGCAAAGGAGGCCCCGGTGTTCTCAATCGCCTTCTTTAGACGTAGCTGGGCAGCCTCATCCTCAGCCGCGGCGTTGGCAGCGTCCATAAGGAAGCCACCCAAGGATGTAATGCCCTGGGCTACGACAAAGCCACCAGCAATCTTGCTGACATCGCCCAGCGCGGAACCTAGCCCCTTAGCCTTGGTCTCAACACCGCCGATGACCTTGGAGGCATCATCCTTACCCGTGATATGGATTACAACATTATTAGCCATGTTACTTCTTTTCGGCCAATCTCTCGATAGCTAGCAGGCGTAGCATGTTGGTGCTCTCAGCCAGCACTTCGCTGGGGAGCTTATGGAATCTGTCGCAGAGTCCCAATACTACGCGCATCTCGACTACCTCTACCGGGAGCAGCTCAGGAAGTCCGAGTTGAGCCCAACGCTCTATTTCCCGGGTAAAGGGGCGGATAGAGTCACCTGCGCCTCCATCCACTTCGTAACGATCTCGTTGATGATGACCGGATAGACCCGAACTACGCCCTCGTAGTCAGTCGGAATCGCGCCGGCATCGTCTTCCAGGTTCCAGTCAATCAGAATATCCGCCACGAGACGGCATAGTCCTTCGATGTCCTGAGACACCTGAAGCTTCTGTGCTGCGATGAATACGCTGAGCGGATGGTCCAGAGTAACCCTGGCCTCAGCGCTCTCGTACTCGCCCTCAAAGACCAATCTGGCCGTGCGGGGCGTCAACTTGTAACTCATGTCTTTGCCCTCCTTAGCGAGGCTTTTCTGTCAATCGTGCAATCCGTATCTAGAGAACGGTATGACGCCAGATACGTGAACTTTTCTCAGGTCAATTTCTGGATGTAGGCGTAGGGTAATCACGTCGGGATCCTACACGAATACAGGAACCGTCCCATCTGCGAGCTTGCCAGAGGCCGTCCACGTGAGTGATCCGTCTGTTCCTCGGCTAACAACGTAGGAACTGAACACGAGGTTCATGACCAGCGTATCCAGCGCCCCGCCGCCCGGGTAGGTAACGGTTACCTCACGCGGATTACCAACACCGCAATCAAAGAACACGCGGTGAGACAGCGCCTCATTGAACACTCCCTTGAGCGACAGTTCAGCATCGCCCAGCAGCAGTTGTCGTTCCAGGGCCGCCTTGTCCAGACCGGTCACGTCCCACTCGCCTCTCGAGGTGTTGACCGTGAAGTCTGTGACATCGTTACTGATGTCCTTCGCAGCCCCGGCGCTGTTGTCTACCTCGATGGCGACCGGAATTCCGCTCAGTTTGCTCATCGGTTACCCCCTACGCAAATGTCGGTAGCGTTCCGCTAGACAACTTGCCGGTGGCCGTCCAGGTCAAAGACCCGTCGGTGCCGCGAGACAGGTTGTAGTTGGAGAACACCATCTCGCAGATTAGATTCACGAGACCGGCGCCCGGCAGCACGATCGTTACCGTTCGTCCTACCTGTCCTGCCAAGATCGCCAGGTCTGCAAAGACCGTGTGCGACAAGGCCGGATTGTAGATGCCGTTCAGGCCCAGTTCTGCGTCGCCTAGCAGCAGCAAACGCTCAACGGCGGCCTTGTCAAGGCCCGTGACGTCCTGCTCGCCACGCGATGTGTTGATGGTACAGCTGACCACGTCAGGGCCGATGGCCACCGGTGCGCCCGCTGCGTCATCAACTGAGATCGTCAGACCGATTCCACTGGTCTTCATTTGACTAACTCCTTACCCTACAGGGCAATGCCCCGGATTGCCGCCACAGCAAAGTCGACCGTGGTCGGATAGTTGCTTACCGTTAGCGTGGTCACGCGGAGCCACTTCTTCGCCTGGGTGACCGTCTTCGTGATACGCTCGGCGGTCGGGACGGCTGCAATGTCCACGTTGGTGAAGTCAATCAGCGTGGTGTAGGCGTCAAGTCCCCCGTCGTCATCCGAGTGTTCGATTCGCACTGTTACATCGTCGCCCGCTGCGCCAGTCATGGTGAACATGTGCAGGACGAAGGTAGTAGGGTCATCGCTGGCAGGATCACTGGCATAACCGCATAGGGTACCGTCCAGCCCAGGAAGGTCTTCGGCGATGACGCTGTGGTACTTCCCTGGAGTCAGCGAGTAACCGTATTCCAGAGGATATCCGCTGCTCTTGACAGAGATACTGGCCCCGACCAGGGAGCCGTCTGAGCCGCGCGACAGGCCGTAGTTCAACTGCTTGCCCAGCAGCGACGCGGTTACAGCGCCCAGCAGAACGCCCCTGAAGTAGCTCACGAGCGCGTCCGCGTCGGGCAGATCACTCAGGATGGCGTGTAGCCCCGGACTGACGGGATCGTAGTAGTTGGCAAATCCGATCTCGCTGTTCTCCAGCAAGAGAATACGTTCCTCTGCGGACTTGTCCAGCCCGGTCACGATCTGTTCAGCGAAGGTCTTGACCAGGGACTGGATCGCCCCGATATCTCCAGACAGGTCATATCCATCGACGAAAAGACAATCGTCCAATCCCGCTGTTTTAGTCATCGTTCTTTACCTCTTCTACGGGCTCAACATAGCCCTGCTTGATCGCGCTCGAGATGTCCATTAACTTAGGCGGCGTGAATTCCTGTCCTGCCGCGACGTTCATGAACACGTTCTTGTTGTTTCTGATGCTGAGGTCTACCAGTGCTCTTACCTTCATCCGAGTCTCCTATGCCAGCGGCCAGCAGTCGTTGATGATCAGCGGGAGAGTAATGTCGACGCTCCTGTACATGAGATGGTCGACCTCGACATACCCGGCCGTGGCTTTCAACTGAGTTCCGCATTCGCCGAAGACATCGATATTCCTAACACTCGCACCTAGATCAACGTCTCCCGCCAGCATCGTGAAGACCTTGTCGATCGCGTGAGCCAGGATCGTATCTATCTTCTCCGCCGGTTCCTGTAGCATGTTCGTGTAGAGTCGAATCGTGTAGATGTACACGCCCGTCGCCGCGTTTAGTCCGCTGACTCCTGCCGCAGGCGCAATGCTGTTCAGATATACGCACGCGGTCAAGCCACTTCCTGGAGCGCCCTTCGGTTCAACGGCCTTGACCTCGCGAAAGATCGCCATCTTCTTGAGAGCGCTGCGCAGATTGACGAGTGTGGTTTCTACGGGCATCTTAGTCCAGCTTCCCGATCAGCTTCTTGATCACGCCCTCGGCGATAACTCCGATGTGTTCTACCAGGTACTGGGCTGTCCGGCGAAAGGACGAATATCCCTTAAAGCGAGTAGTAGCATTGCGACTGCCCACGCCTTCCAACCAGGGACCGTAGACGCACCCGCCGTCGGTGATGAGCGCGTGCAGATTGCCTTCTACCTTGCCCTGAACATTCTTGCGGTAGTTGCCCACCGAGCCACCCTCGGCGGTACTGACATTAAGATAGACGCCGGCCGGCCGGGGACGTAGCATCTCATCCAAGTGCTTCTCGCCTTCCTCTACCGCGGCCTGCATGATGTCGCCCATCGCGTCCTGAACCTTGGCCGAGGGGTTGGTGAAGATCGGCCCCTTCAGTTCTACGTCGAATGTCACAGCCACTAGATACTCCTCGGTCCTCGTGTGCGCTTGTAAGCATCCTCGGCCCGCTTGCGTACATCGGCGATGCCCTTGCCGGATATCTCCCGGACTGCTTCTCCCTGTCCTACCGTAAGAGCCATGTGACCCTTCTCCTGTGCCAGAGCGTAGAGGGTCTCGGCCAGGCAGAGTTCACTGATAAGTCCGGGTGCGACATTCTTGCTGATAAGAGTCGTATCCACGTGAGCAATCGCCACGGTTCCTACCGCACCGCGCTGAACCGTCAGTGTCCGAGGCGCATAGACCAGGGCATCATCGAGATGTACCGCGAGCGCAGAACCGTCGTATGCTCGCTTCACGCCCAAGACATCGCCCACGATGCCCTCGACCAGCATTCTCTCCGCGTCGATGGTGATAACCTCGCCCTGACAGATGAGCGTACCGTCATCAACAGTGATCGCGATCACTGCCTCGTCTGCGGCGATATCGCCTACCATATCAACGGCCACTCCTGTTGACAACAGGGTCTTCTCGTTGACAATCATGCGTTCATCCTCGATAAGGATCAGATCGCCCACGCCGATAAGAGAGGAATCGCTCACGTCGAGCGCCGTGGCGGCATCATCATAGTCATCGGCCAGGGCACCGGCTGCAACGGAGTTCTCGCAGAATCCCCAGCGTCCAGTCACTTCGATGGCTCGTTGCGAGGTAGGACCGGATTGCCAGTATGCGCTGGATGATAGGTCAATCTCGATGCGGTTATAGGGAGGCCCGTAGTTGACAGGCTCTTTAAAGTAGTCAGCAGCCAGGATGATGGCGCCACCGCTCACCAGCAAGGTGACCTCAATCAAATCCTCCCCAAGCCAGTAGCGATAGTTGACAGGACCTTCAGAACTGGGATAAGGGAAATACTTGAGCGCCGTCAGAGGGTAAAAGATACGGTTGAAGACACGCTCGAGTTCTCTTGAGGTTGATTCGAGGAGACGATCAATGGAAGGATGTTCGTCGGGGCCGTTTATTTGGGCAGCCCTTTTGACTGCCTCTCGGGTGGAATACCAGAGTCCCATATCGCTTCCTCAGCTTTCAAAGGAGGCGGGGACAGCACATAGGGAGGAGGGTCACCTATGCGCCGTCACCCCCCGTCTGACCCGTCGTTTTGAATGGACAGAATGGACAGTAAATGATACCTCTCGCCTGCTTGATCGGCTCCCCGCAAATAGGGCAAGCCACAGGTGGCTGCCGCTTGTCTTCAGCAGCCATCTGCTTTGCTTCCTTGAGGATCGAGAGGAATTGGTAGCTCATGTTAGCTGAGTCCCACTATTGGGTTCATGATGGCGTAGAGGGCCTTCACTTCAGCAGCGGTCAGACACTTGCCAGTCAGGAAGGGCATCGCCATCCGACCGTGGAACTCGTTGGTTGGCACGGCGGTCACGCCTGAACACCCAATGGTCAGGGGTGTTGCGCCAGGGATGATGTCAATGAACGCGCCGGTCTCGGTCGTAACGCTGGTCACAGCCACGCCATTGACGTACAGGGTTAGCGTCGGGGTTATCAGCACGCCATCCATTGTGGCCACTGCCCACTGCCACTGGCCCTGCGTGACAAGGGGGCCTACGGCTATCTCGCTGGCGTTCGCCGTGTCGTCGTACAGTTCCAGGT